ATAGTCCAACGTTGTGGGTTGTCTTTGTAATGGATTGTTTAACGGCATGTTATCTTCCTTTTCATGCTACTATTTATAACGACCACAAAAAAGGGGGAATCCGAAGATTCCCCCAAGGGTGGTTGATTATCTCAACTCTTATAGTTACATGATGTTTGTAACTTTTACTCTACGGTAGTAGGTGTTTGCGTTAGCAGTCAAAGCACCTAGACCAGCAGTAGTTCCTTCTGCGAAAGGATTAGCAGTTAGACCGTAACGAGTCTTGAAACCAATCTTAGGCTGGAAGGTATTCTCACCAACCGCACGAACCATCTGTAGTGGAACATATGGGCAGTAGAATAGACCTGCATCGTAAGGTGATGTGCCTTTGTAACCTACAGTGTAGTATTGAGATGCAGCGGTATTTGCACTGTATGGGTCAATATACACTTTGTAACGACCGTTAAGAACACCAGCAAAAGTGTTACCAGAATCGTCAACACTCAAGTTGTTGTTTAGAGCAGGAGTGTAATCCAATACACCAGCCATCTGAAGTGCAGAAGCAACGTCAGCTGAACAGATGATTGTGTTACCCTTACCACGGCGAGTCTGTTGAGCGATTGCGTTAGCATCTCTTTCAACTTGGAACATCAAACCTTTGAACTTCTCAACTGACCAACGACCGTTAGAGTCAACGTCAAGGTCAAAAGTTCCAGCAGTCGCAGTATCAGTCTGAGCACCTGGCTTAGCAGTTGTGTAGATAGTGCGAATTACTTCACGGTTGATTTCTGCAAGAATTTCAGCAGAAAGGATGTTTGCCAACTCAGTTTCAGCGTCCAAACCATGAATCGCTTTCAAGTCCTGAGCAAGTTCCATTGTGTATTCTGCTTTAAGAGCACGAGACTTTGCAGTAACAGTCTGCTTCTCGATTGAGAACGCCATTTCTGCGAAAGAGTTACCAGCAGAATCACCTAGAGCTTCAGCAGCAGATGTTGCCATACCAGCACCAGCAGTATAAGTGCCAGCAGGTGAGTCGTTAAGAACAGCAGGGTTAGTTCCAGATTGAGTTCCAGTTCCAGAGAAGTCTGAATCTGCTTCGTTGTAGAATGACTCAGTTCCAGCCTGTGATGCGTAACGAGAACGCATTGCAAAGATTAGGCCAGTAGGGCCAGTCATTGGTTGAACACCAGCAACATCATATGCGATTAGGTTAGGCATTGCACGGCGAACCAAAGAAATTAGGATTGGATCCCAATTGTCAACTGAAGAACCAGTAGCGTTAACTGGCGCAGCTTCACCGAGGAAACCTCTGTCTTCACGAAGCGCTTTTTCTTGGTTTTCTAGGATGATAGTGGTTACAGCCTTACGATAAGAGTCTTTAATCTCTGGGAGATCGTTGTGCTCTAGGACTGGCTGCCACTTTTCCTGTAGATGTTCGGTTTTGAACATTGTATTTCTCCTTGTTAGGTTTTCTAATAATATTTATACAAAGTTAATGCTTTAAAAACATTAACCTCTAGCTCGCTTTACATTTTTGCTAATGGCAGACATGTAAGCGGCCATTGCACCAGTTGTATCGTAAGATTCAGAACCTTCTGATTCAGAGTCTACAGATTCAGCGATAGTGGTTGCCTTAGGGAAATAAGATTCCTTAAGTGTGTTAAGTTTTTCTGTGAAGCTAACTTCATCAGTGAACTCAACGTCTTCTACAAGTCCTTTGAACTTCTCTACCTCAGTGGCAGCAAGATCAGAAGAAACTTCTGCGAAGACTGACTCACGAACAAGTTCATTCACACGAGTCTTAAGACCAGCGCTCTTTTCAATTTGTTCGTTAAGTTTAGACTCTAGTTCGTCAATCTTTTCAGCTTGAACACCTAGAATATCATACTTCTCATCTGGAACATCAATGTAATGTTCTTCAAAAAGTCCTTTTAGACCAGTGATGAAGTCTTCAGCGATTTCGCCTTTCAAACCACGTTCGATTGCGATTTCGTTTTCTTTCATCCACTCTTCTACAACATAGTTCATGTATGCATCAACCTTTTCGGTGATTTCTGCACGAACTGCTTCGATTTCCTCAGCAACTTCTTCAGCTTTAGCTTTCTCAATACGAGCAACTTCTGAACGAAGTTTTGATTTAACTGCGGCTTCGAAGATTGTAGATGCCTTAGATTTGAATTCCTCAGACATTTCCTCACCAGAGGTAAGTGCATTTACGTCTTCAGATACGTCTACAGATGCAAGACGGTCTTCCAAAGTAGACTCATCAACTGACTCTTCTTCTTCCTTGTCTGTCATCATTGCATCGTATGCTGCTTTAAGATCAACAGCTTTCATACCTGATAGTTTTTCAATCATGGCATCACGCATTGCTTCTTTGGTCATACGAGCTTCAGCGATTTCCTCACCGTCATGGTCAACTTCATGACCAGCAGCAAGAGGTTCTTTGATTTTGGTAGGTTCAGTGTCGCCACCAGCGTCCTTAGCGCCTTTAGTCTGTTGATCCTTTGTCTGCTTTGCTTTGTCTGCCGCTTTAGCAGGTGCAGAGTCTTTTGCTTCTGGATCGACAACAGCAGGCCCAAGGTCTTGAACTTCACCCTCTACCTTTTCCATTGAGTCGCCTTTAGCAGCACCAGCAGTAGGTTGAGTTGCCTCAGCCATCTCCGCCATTACTTCTGCTTCTAGTTCCTCAATTGTCTTGTCTAGTTCTGACATTGGGATTTCTCCTTGAGTTGTTGTATAAACATATTTATAAGATTATAAATTTTTAAGAAATTTTGCAAACGCAAGTGCATCCGCATTTGCTTTGCGTGAACGAGAACGATAGTTCTCTTCCAATTCCTTTTTGATTTCTGCAATATCCACTTCTTTTAGAATACCATTATTCCACACCCATTCCTTACCTTCCATAATACCTTCTACGAAGGCTTGTGGAGCAGAAGGGTCTGCAACGATATCTGCCGCAGTGGCAAGATAGAAATCATCTTTCACATAATTCGCACCACCTCTTGACTCTAGTGAACCCATGCCTCTTGAAGAGACTCCGAGTTTACCACCGTCTTTAATGAGTGCTTTCGCAATTTCCCCCATTGGAGTAGAGAGCAGTTTTGCCTCACCAATAAAGTTCTTTCCATCAGCTTCCAGTTTTGTGATCATGTGCGATACTCTGTCAAGATTGACAGTAGGGCCTTCTGGGTGTCCAAGTTCCCCGAACGCACGTCCTTCAGCAACAAATTCTTTGTTATAACGATTTACTTCTTTCTGCAATACATTGAAAGGGTAAATACGTCCATTGCGGTTCTTTTGATCCGCTTGCATAAAGATTCCACGAATCTTCATTTCTTTACCACCACCGTCTTTTTCCTCAGTGATGTATTCAACTTCTTGTATCTGTTCTGCTATTAGTTTCATTTTATTTTCCTAAATCGCTGTTAGAACTTCTCTTTCAAAATAATCCATAAGTGCCTTTTCTGGAACTTTGAACTTTTTCGAAACGTCCGTAATAGTTTTCTCAAAAGTATTTAGGAAATTTGAAGGTTTTGTTTCCATTTCTTGAAAAATAGCGTCAACAGCACCCTTCATCTTTGGAGATAACTTCTTATACTCCTTAGACATTTTGTGTTCATCTTTCTCTGGCAGTTCTTGTTTGAACTGAGATAAAGTTTTACTCACCGTCTTCCTCAACTTCTGGGATATGATGGGTTACAAATGTTTTTGCAACTTCCATTCTTTTTGTTTCCAATGCATCTCCAACCTTTTGAGCGAGTGCATTATTAAAATGTGTCTCCGCCGATAGGTTGTCACCAGATGCAATTGAGTCTACAAAGTCTCTTACGTTATCCATTATTTATCTCCTATATTTGGATCATTATGTGCAAACATTCCGTCATCTCCACCCATGTCACCAGACTCACCTTCATCTTTAATCTGAGTTTCGATTTCTTCAATCTCATCATCAGTCATTCGAAGGATATGTTTCTTGACATATTCTTTGGAGAAATAAGTTCCTACATAAGATTCAATCTGTCCTAACATATCTAGGCGTTCTCTTAGAATCTCTGCATTCTTAAGTTCTGCGAAATGTCCGTCTTGTAAAAAGTCGAACTGAACATGTTCTTTAAATGTATCCCATTCATCAGCAGCAATAACACCCTTAAGAATAAGTTGTGTTTTTAGAATGTCTGAGAATAGAACCGTAAACTTCTTACGAAGTCTTTGAACGAACTTAGTAAACTTGAGTTCGTCTCTTGTAATGTTATCAGAACGTCCAATTTGGAAACCAGTTTCTTCTGCCAAACGAGATACTGGAACGTTCAATGAACGATATAGTTTCTTTTGGAAGTATGTGATATCATCAATCTCACCGAGGTTTGAACCGCCAGGCAAGGTTGTGATTTCTGTTCCACGTCCACCTTCTCTACGAGGCAACCAGAAGTCTTCCAACATTGACATATGATTTCTATCGTCACGAATTTCACCAGTTCGTGCATCATACACCAACTTGTTACGATAACGATTCATCACATCTTTTAGATATGATTCTGCCTTAACTTTAGGCAAGTTACCAACGTCAATATAAAAAATTCTACGTTCAGGCGCACGAGAAATACGATAGATAACCAACGCATCTTCAATCATTCGAAGTTGGTTAACTGGTTTAATCGCTTTGTGCAAATGAGAAAGAACCGTTCCCTTGCTCATGTCAATCAAACCAGATGGACAATAAGAAATAGAATCAGCGGCAATCTTAATACCACTAGTGGTTCCAGCGTTTTGATCTAAACCCTTATCGTTATAAACGTAGAAATCATCAATCGCTCTAACTACATCAACACCAGTTGATGGGTCTTTTTCTTTTCTTTGTTCCCTGACCTTCTTAATCTTACGAGGGTCAATGTAACGAATTTCTTGAATTCCCTTACGAGGGGATTTCTTTTCAATAATTTTATGATAATACAATCTGCCATCTACATACCAACGTCTAAAGATATCATGTCCCTTAGCGTTAAAATCGAGCAAACGAAGCACCTCATCGAATTCATCTCTGATTTTCGATTTAATTGTTGGTGATACGTCTAAACGGTCTAGTGAAATAGATACAGACTGATCTCTTTCATCAGAAACAATAGCCTCATTGACAATATCCTCAATTGCACTATCACACTCTGGTTGTTGTGCAATGTCACGATACCTACGAATTAAATCTAATTCATTTCTATCACGACCATCCATATCAAGGATAGACGCAAAATGTCCACCACCTGATACAATGTCGAGGGTTCCATCGTCAGAAGAGGGAGAGGTGAATCCATCACCCCTCCCAATCTTTTCATCTTTGGCCCTTGTGATTCTGAAACCAAAAAGTTCCGCCATACTATAGTTCTCCTAAGTTTTACCCTACTATTTAGTAGGATTGTAAAACTGGATTATACCTGACTTGGGGAGAATGAAGTGTATCTCCAAGTCACATCAAAGGTTTCAATATCATTAGTAGTGTCGTAAGACAACTCAATCGCTGTAACAGCAGTTGGCCAACAGTTCTTTAGAATGTAAGACTTAAGAATGTTATCATCACGATCTAGTTGTTCCACTGTAATGTCAGCAGTATAATCAGAGACATTAGTTAGTCCAGTGTTTGCATCTAGGTCATTGATTCCGTTCATCCAACGTTCCATTGCATTACGAACCATGAAGTCGGTATCGTTGATAACAGTAGTAGTCCAAGTTTCGAACTCTCTGTCACCCGCTAGGAATAGTTGGCGCCCTCTAAAGTTAACTGCAACTTCACCAATGGTTTGGCCAGGCAAAGAAGTTGCCTTGCACAAGTAACTCATACGATTGATATCCAATCCAGTTACAATGGCTGGTGGAGTTGTTACAATTACACGATACTGGTTAGCACGAGCACCGCCGCCGATAAGGTTTGCTTTAAATTCATCAATACTTGACATTTTCTATCTCCTTATCCGCCAATCTCACTGAAAGAAACACCAGTTCTTACAGCAATGAAGTTTAGAGTAATGAAGTTGATTGAACGAGCAGGTTTGATGTAGATATCTGCAACAAACTCATTTCTATCAATTACTTCACCAGTATTGTTGGTTTCGTCTGCAACAACAGAGAAATCAGTAATACCACGTCTACCTTGAACATCTCTTAGGAACGGTTCAACAAGGTTCTTGAACTGAGCACGAGTGAACTCATCGTTGAATTCGAAGAGTTGATACTTAGCAGCAGTTGCAATTGCCTTTTCTAGGACGATGAATAGACGGCGAACGTTGATTCTGTCAAATGCAGAAGGACGTGATAGAGCAGTCTTGTCACCGAAGAGAACAGTTCCTTGGCCTGGGAATGTGCAAACAGGGTTTACACGAGCAGGATAGAGAATATCTCTTTGTGCTTTGGTTGGGTTGAATGCAAGTTTAACTGCACCACGAATCTGTCCACGATTGTAACCCGCTGGTGAATACCAAGGATCAGCAACGTTATCAGTATTTGCAGCAAGTCCAGCCATGTCACCATTTAGTGGGACATAACGGTATACATCGTTATACTTGTCATACATGTATTTGTAACCAGAGTCGAATACTGCATAAGAAGAAGATGATAGGTTATCAAAGAAACCTTCCACATTCGTAGTTTGTGCAGCACCAGTAGTTACACCAACAACATCAGCACGGCGAGGTGAAATGAAACCAACACAATCTTTACGAGATTCGCAAAGGTCGATAATCATTGTTGCGTGAGTAACACCGTCTGTTCCAGCAGGACATGTTCCAGACATTACTAGGTTAATATCCACTGTTTCTGTGTCTGAGAACAAATCGTATGCAAGAGCAAGTTCACCAGCAGATAGTGTATCGTCTGTTCCACCAGTTAGTGCAGCAGTCAAAACACCACCATCGCCAGCAGAAGATGCGTATGCGCTACCAGAAGCCAAATCGGTTCCAGCGTTAGTCAATGATGCATCGTGATCCATCCAACGAACCCACATAGAACCAGTGTTAACTACATTAGGATAGAAGTTGGTTCCACCTTGTGGTGTTTTTGCAGATGAAGCTTGTGAAACAAATGGGAATGTTTCTAGAACAGAAGTTGTTCTTTGTCCAGCTACGTCATTGTCGTAACCTGTGATCGCACCAGTTGTATCATATACAACAATGTGCATTTCGTCACTAGTTACACCCTTTGATGTTGCCCATGCAGATGTGCCAGGCGCAGCATCAAACAAATCATAGAATCTCCAACGTCTGCGAATCGCAGTTCCGTCAGCGATAATAGATTTAACACCACCACCATTTGGATTGTCTAGTTGACGAACAGTTAGATCGTTTGTTGAAATTGCAGTAACTTCATATTGAGAACCGTCTGTTTCTTGGAAATATACAATATCGCCAACAGAAAATTCAGTTCCGTCATCAACAGTTACAGTTGTGTCACCAACAGCAAGCGCACCGTCTGTTAGTGAAGTTACAGTTTGTGAATATGCGGTTGCATTAGAACAAACTGATACGCCGATTGCGTTACCCCTTGTGCCAGGATATTTCGCAGCCCAGTTACCTACTGAACCAGAACCATCAGCATAGTTGTTTTCGTAATCGGTATCGTTATTAATTGCCAATCCAGGACCGTCTGCTGTAGCGTTTTTTGCACCTTGATCGGCACGAACTACACGAAGAGCGTTTCCGTATTGTAGGAAGTTGGCGGCGGTAAACCAAGTCTCAAAGTTAGTTGAGTTAGGTTTGCCAAAGATTGACACAAGTTCTTGCTCTGAACCGATAGGAACGATTTCATCTGTTGGGCCCCATGAGAACTCAGCAGCAATCGCACCAATAGAGGTAGCGACAGCAGGAACAATGTTGGTCAAATCAATCTCTTTGACGAGGACGCCGGGCGATACTTGAAATGCCATCTCTGTTTCTCCTTTATGGATTTAATAATCTAAGGTTATCCTCAAATTTCACTTATATTTATAAAATGAGTGTTTTCAAACTCACAATTTATATGTTAAGCGGCACATAAATAATTCTATGTCGGAGCACTATCAGAAATACAAAGAAACCATACGAAAGGTTTCACAACGCAATTACAGAAAACGCAAGATATGGATTAACCAATATCTTGGTGATAAGTTCTGTAAGTATTGTGGTGAGTCTGAAACCGCTTGTCTCCAATTCTATCCCCATGATAAGGATATTCGTAAACTCACAAAAAGAAAGGGATTGAATGAGGATTCAAGAACAGAAGTCAATAACCTCATTAAACAATCCCAAATTGTTTGTGCTAATTGTTATCTAAAAATCGAAAATGATATTCTAGATATCAATATGTAGGTGTTTAGAGTTTTCTACCATTCGGTATCATGAGAACGAACCACTGGACTCCAACGAGTTCCATATTCATCAATGATTGTTTCCCCATAATCACTTACACCATCCACGATAAATCCAAATGGAGCCATGTCTTGTTCTAGTTGGTGTTGTTGTTCTTTGTATAGTCTAGCACGAATATCGTCATCTGTCAACTCTTTGAAGTAAGTTTGTTGAACCATCCAACCAAACAATACACAACACATTGCAAGGTCATCAGTGTGTCCCTCTTCTGCTTCATAGGACTGTCCCTTTGCAATAAAGGTAGACCACTCATTGATTAAGTCATAGTCTTGCACTATTAACTTGTCAGATTCAATAATCTGTTTAATATTAGAACATCCGAGTGATTTAACTGCTTTAGTTGTTCTCACACCAAGTTGCGCTTTACCACCAGAGAATCCACCACCCAATACTTGTCCAGCACGACCACGCATAGATGCCATGATGAGGTTTTCGTATTCTAAATCAAATTGTAATGCAGATGCAACTTGTTCACCGATATCATTGACTTCCACCATCACATGAGCCATGTTATATGCATTCGCAACCTCATAGATGATATTAGGGAATAGTAGTGGTTTGATATCATTGTTTCTATATTTTGCAACGATACGATAAGGAACCGTTGTCACATCAAAGACAATGAATGCAGAATAGTCGTTCTGTGTTCCTCGTGCCACATCGGCAACCAGTGCATATTGGTGTTGTTGTTCTGGATTAACATAAACATCCAATCCCGCATTACTCTTAATTGGATTGACATATGCCATTGTTTTAATCTTAGATGGGTGAATCAGAGTATTTGCAGAGCCCAAAAATTCGCAGTTGAATTCCCGCTGGAACTGTTCCACTGAGGTGTTGGCAATGGTTTCTGCTTTCCATTTCTCATCTCTGCCTGGCACTTGACTCCAGTGAACATCCACAATATTATAAGAGTTTCGTCCATTCTCTGCATCAGTCCACAACTTGTAGAACAGATTCATACCGTTTGGAGTTGATACGATAACAACTTTGGTAGACTTACCAGATGAGATTGTAGGATATACCGAACTAAAGAAGTCCTCTGCAACATTCTGTGGAACGAATGCAAATTCGTCTAGGAACAACATGTTGTATGAACCACCACGAACGGCACTTGAAGATGTAGATGATGCAACCACACGAGAACCGTTTTCTAAGTCCACAGAACCTTTGTTCCATGATACAACACCTTGTTGTAACCACTTGGGTAGGTTTTCGTATGCGAGTTGAAGTCTTCCTAAGATATCCCTTGCAGTTGCAGCCTTGTTCGCAAGGATAGCAACATTCATGTTCGCATTGAAGAGAACATAGTGTAGGATATAGGATACGAGTGTGGTAGACTTACCAGACTGTCTTGGAAGTTTACAGATAGTGAATCGGTTATCGTGAATGGTGTTGACGATATCCTCTTGAAAGTCATACATTTCAAAAGGAACCAAACCTTCATCCAAAGATACGATTCTTATATAATTCTTGATGAAGTATATGGGGTCTTCCATACACTTCTGGTATTCTAGGATTTGTTCCTTAGTCCACTCTTGTGGGACATTGGCCCGCTTCAAAAGTGGGTTGTTCAAATAAGAACTTCTTGAATCTAATAATTCTGACATAATAATAAAAGTCTCAGATTAAAAACCCCCTTAGTCGGGGGTTCTAATTTTATTTAGTATTTAACGATAACGATTCCAGAACCGCCGTTCCCAGCAGCGGCGCTACCTCCACCACCACCGCCGCCACCGCCGCCTCCGGCGCCACGGTTTGCGGTTCCATTACCACCAGGCTCTGATTCTGACCTACCACCAATACCACCACCAAATGGTGCTCCAGTTGGATTTGTTTCTGCTTGTTGGTTGTTTGATGGGTTACTATAACCAGCACCGGCACCACCGCCAGCATATCCTACAGAAGAACCAGAGATGTTATAGGTTCTACCAGAACCGCCAGGAGCTCCACCAAACTGAGCATTATCACTTGAATTTGAGTTGTAACCAGAAGAACCGGCACCGCCGCCACCGCCGCCACCTATATTGCCACCACTACCAACAGAATAACCACCAGCGAATCCATAATTAAATACACCACCAGTTGTTGGTTGACTTGGTTGGGTTGCCACTGCGCCTGTTTCTGGTGAAGAAGGATGGTCACGACCTTCACCACCACCAGAACCACCTGAGGCTCCAGCTGCTGCCCAGTCACCACCACCACCGCCACCTAGTGCGGTAATTGTTCCAAATGTTGAGTTTTGGCCTGGCGTCCCAGAGGTGTCTGTTTTATTTGCACCGAGATTTGCACCACCACCACCGACAGAATATGATACTGAACCGCCTGGGGTTACAGGGAATGCTGGAGCATATGCAAGTCCGCCAGCACCACCGCCGCCACCAGATGAACCACCAGAACCACCACCAGCAATAACTAGAACTTCTACTGCGGTTACACCAGATGGAACAGTGAATGTTCCAGAACCAATAGATGTGTAAGATGTAATTGTAGGTGCTTTGACTGTGATAGAGAATGTTCTTGCAACCGCATCTGCGTTATCCGTTTGTGCTTCAATATCAAATGTAGTTGTAGTATCAGAACCCACAGCAGATACCGTTCCAGTAATTGCACCAGTTGATGTATTGAGAGACAAACCAGAAGGTAATGAATCTCCAGCTGCAAGTGCATAAGTTACAGTGTCACCATCTGGGTCTGTTGCAGAAACCGATAAAGAAACAGCATCACCAACCATGCTATCATAAATTGTTGCGAGTGAACCAGATGCAGTAGTCCACGAAGGAACCCCACCAGCATCCAATGCATCTTCTAATGTCGCAGACAAACCAGATGCAGCAGTTACTTTAATATCATAGGGTTCATTTTCTACTGTCAGTGCAGTAGCAGGGGTTGTTGCTGTAATTTGTGTGCTGGAATCTACTGTAACAGATGGAGAATTATATTCTGTTGCATCTGCACCAATAAACTTAACAGTTGCACCACTACTAAAGTTAGTTCCAGTAATGACAATATTTGCGTTTGCGTCTGTTTCTGTTGTTGGAGAAATAGAAGATACTGTAGGTGGAGCATCAATCGCTTTCCACTGGGTTCCATCATAATATTCCATCAAAGAAATTGTAGAGTTAAAACGAATGTCACCAGACTGTGCGTTTGCTCTTTGAGCAGTTGTTCCGACAGGCATTCTTGCTGCTTCTGTTCCACTGATTTCGGTGTTTAAAAACAGTGAATCCGTCTTTGCGAGTGTAACTGCACCATCTTCAATCTTTGCAGTTGTGACAGCATCATCTGCTAAATCAGCAGTTTCAATACCACCATCGGCAATAGCACTAAGTTTGAATCGAGTTAATGGCATCTTATTCTTTTCCCTTTAACATTTTTTGGAGTTCGGCCGTGCTGCCAACGAATAAAGCGTTGGTAACATTCTTAGGTGCAGAGTTAGGAACCTCTTTCAGTTTCTTCATCTTTGCTTGTAAGTCACCTAGTTTCTCAGTGACCTCTGCAACCTGTTTAATTAAGTTCCCCGCCACTTCATAAGTGCGAGGATGTTCTGATTCTCTTGCAAGGTCTAGGATACCATCAATTGCATCCTGTCCTCTTTCAATCAGATTGTAAAAGTTTTCTCTCTGATATTTATAATCATTGTCAATGTCAACTTCATTCATTTCTGTTTTAGGAACAAGAACAGGTTTAGGTGGAGAGACCTCTTTAACAGTCTCTTCCACCACATCTGTAATTCCTAGAACATTGTCTAAAATATCAGATTGATTGGACATTATCCCACTCGCATCTGTTTAACTTCATCATGAAGTTTTTCAAATTCACGAATATCACCCTCAGCAGAGTAATATGGATAACGAACACCGTCCTCAGTTTTGTAACCTTGGACATTCATACCAATGTTATATTTCTTTGACATTACTTTGAATACCGAAGAACTATCATCATAGATAGGTTTCTCTTGGATATCAAACATATCCCTAATCATTTCTGCAACCTTTTCATTTCCAGTTGCTCTCATGAAGTTCATTACTTCTTCTGCCGCATCAATATGGTCTTGATTGTATTTTTTAGTCATGTTATATTCACTCCTTTATGAATTATATATTAGTATTTAACGA